TTATGAACAAGAAGGTGAAGTCGTCGAGGCGAACCAAAGTGGTGATTCTTCTTTGCGTGACTGGTTTGGCAAGAGTAGGTCTTCTGATGGCAAGCCTGGTTGGGTTCAACTTGGCGGTAAGTACGCAGGAAAACCCTGCGCAAAACAACCAGGACAAAAAACCAAACCAAAGTGCGGTTCATCAAAAATGGCAGCATCCATGAGTGACAAGGAAGAGGATGCCGCTGCAGCAAGAAAGAGAAGAGAAGATCCTAACCCAAATAGAAAAGGTAAGGCAATCAACGTATCTACCCACGGTAAAAAGAAATGAAGACATTTAGGCAATTCTGTGAAGCCGCATGTGGGACTCCTACAGATAAAGTTGTAAAGAGAAAGTTCCAAGGTGGCGATGGTGGCAAACCTGGTCCCGATAAGAACTATGTGAAACCCATGGGTGAAGCAGCAGGAGAGAAGGATGCCTGCTATAAAAAGGTAAAATCTCGTTACTCTGTATGGCCTAGCGCTTATGCGTCTGGTGCTTTGGTCAAATGTCGCAAGGTTGGCGCTGCTAACTGGGGTAACAAGTCAAAGAAAAAGTAAAATTGTATCACAAGTTACAAAAATACTTGACTATATAATGTAAAGGGTATATAATACCCTTGTACGTTCATCCCATGCTAACACTTCTGTTGGCAATGACCTTAGCCAATCATGATCCGTCACCTTATGGGTGGCATATGTCTTGTGAAAGGTTCTTAAATCAAAGAATTGAGATCATGTCAGATAAAAATTTAGATCTTCGGTCTAGATTGAATCTGATAGCGTATTTCGAGTCTAAAGTTGAAGGTCAATGCACCGAGGTGCTTGTATAGGACGCAAGTAAGTCGCGGAACGGAGCGTTCATCCCATGTTTGAGTCACTGCTATACATTTCTATTTCATGTCAGGAAGCCGATGCACTTATGCTTCGGATTTCCAAACATGACGATCTCAACGCTTTAGTTAAGATCGAATTAGTAGAAACTGTAAAAGAAGCAGTACCCGAATGTTTTTGGGACGAAAACGACTGAAGGAACGGGGATTAAACCACCCATTCTTTTAGGAGACAACACAATGAACACCCTTACTCTGATCAAAAAGCAGATCAACAAAGCATCTGCTCTGCATGACGCTCAAATTTCTCACACTGCATATCGTGGAGTAGTTTATGAGACCTGCGGTCATGAACCCAAGGAAACTCATGGATCATTCTGCTATCGTGGGAGAACCTATAGCAAATGATATCCTATGTCTATCATCATGATGACATGGATAAAGATAACAGACCTCCAAGTTGCTATCAACTAAAATATAGAGGATGCACTTATTGGTCTTGTTACAACATACATTTGACTGAATACTTTGAACGTTTACTATCGGTAGATCCGGTGTATAATAGGAGGGGGTAACACCCCTCCTTTTTTCATACTAAATAATTCAAAAACCCTAGTATGGAAGATAAAAAAGCAGCCAAGAAAATAATCAAGCGATACAAGAAGCACCCTGAATGGTATACCCAAGAGGATGTGATGTATGCTAAAATGATCAAGAAGAAAATCAAACAGAATGAAAAATCCATTAGGAAGTGTGAGTCTTGTCAGTGTGACGCCGGAAGCGGAACAGATGATGGCGTATGTCGCCAGGGTAAGCAATCCTAGTAATCAGGAAAACCCAAACTATGCTGGTCTTCTGCGTTATTGTATCAAGCATAATCATTGGTCTGTGTTTGAACAGGCTTTTATGACTGTCGAGATCCATACGACTCGTGCCATAGCCGCTCAAATTTTACGTCACCGTTCGTTCACATATCAAGAGTTTTCCCAACGTTATGCTGATTCCTCCTTACTCTCAGAGGAGATCCCCCTACCAGAACTCCGTAGGCAGGACACCAAGAATCGTCAAAACTCAATTGACGACCTGGATGAAGAACAGGTACATCGACTGCATAAAGAGATCCGCCAACATTTTGCGGATGCGCTAGATCTCTATAAGTACATGTTGGACATCGGTGTGGCAAAGGAATGTGCTAGAATGGTACTTCCACTCAGCACACCCACCAAAATCTACATGAGTGGATCCGTCCGTTCATGGATGCACTATATTGATCTTCGCTCTGCTCATGGCACACAGAAGGAACATATGGTCATTGCAGAAAACTGTAAAAAGGTATTCATTGAGCAGTTCCCCACTTGTGCAGAGGCACTAGAGTGGGTCTAAATAAAACACATCGAAACATATTATGGCAACTTACCCTGTAGTCAATCAAAAAACTGGAGAGCAGAAAGAAGTCGTGATGAGTGTTCATGACTGGGATCAATGGAAAGAGGACAATCCAGATTGGATGCGAGACTATTCAGATCCTTCTACATGTCCCTCAGCCCAAGATGTAGGTGAATGGCGTGATAAACTGATCGCTAAAAACCCTGGTTGGAATGACGTTTTAGGACGTGCAGCCCAAGCACCTGGATCCCGAGTAAAGAAAATCTAATCTCCCTTTATGCCAAGAAGAAAGTCATCCGTCAACAATAATGTTGGCGCAGGTCTTACCGCGAAACAACTGAAGAGAAAGAAACCGCTCAACGCGGATTTACTAACAGACATTAATCCCCTTACAGAGAATCAAATCAAACTTTTTGATTCTTATTTGGAAGGCAAAAATTTATTTGCTTACGGGGCTGCTGGAACTGGTAAAACATTCGTTGTTCTTTACAACGCATTGAAAGAAGTTCTGAGTGAAGATACGCCCTATCGCAAAATTTATATCGTCCGTTCTTTGGTATCTACCAGAGAGATCGGATTCCTACCTGGAGATCACGAAGATAAGTCTTCGCTGTATCAGATTCCTTATAAGAACATGGTCAAATACATGTTCGAGCTCCCCTCAGACTCAGACTTTGAGATGCTTTATGGTAATCTGAAGCAACAGGAAACTATTTCTTTCTGGTCTACATCCTTTATTCGTGGTACAACCATTGATGACGCTATTGTTATCGTTGATGAGTGTCAGAACTTGAATTTTCACGAACTTGATAGTATAATTACGAGAGTTGGTGAAAACGCTAAGATTATGTTCTGCGGAGACGCATCACAATCTGACCTCACCAAGTCCAATGAGAGAAATGGTATTCTAGATTTCGTTCGCATTATTCAGCAAATGGAATCTTTTGATCTGATCGAATTTGGAGTTGACGACATTGTACGTTCTGGTCTCGTTAAAGAGTATCTCGTACATAAACTAGCAATGGGCTTTTGATGTTTAACCATATCCAAATTGATCTTCCTTCATTAGAGCGAACAACTATTGAGGGAAAGCGTTTTTATAAAGTTGGTGGTGTAGAACAACTTCTGATCTCCATCACCACCGTTATTTCTTTCTTCAACGCTCACAAGTTCAAAGCTTGGCGAGAGCGAGTTGGAGAAGAAGCAGCAAATCGGAAGACTGCCAAGGCAACTAGTCGTGGCACCGATATGCACACTCTCACTGAGGCATTTCTTAATAATGAAAAGCAACCGACAGTGCAACCACTGTCACACTTGCTGTTCAATATTGCAAAGAAAGATCTAGAACGCATCAACAATGTATACTGTCTAGAGTCTGGTCTCTACAGCGAGTTTTTAGGTGTGGCAGGCACCGTTGATTGTATTGCTGAGTTTGATGGAGAACTTGCAATCATCGACTTCAAAACATCTGCTAAACCAAAGAAACGAGAGTGGATTGACCACTACTTCGTACAATGTGCGGCTTATGCCTGCATGTTCTATGAAATGACTAATATTTCCGTCAAAAAGTTTGTCATCATCATGGCATGTGAAGACGGAACCTGTGAAATTTATGAGGAATATGACAAGACAAAATACATTAGAATGCTTACTAGATACATCCGAAACTTTGCTGAAAATCATCTCGCCGCCAATCATGGACAATGAATTACAGGCGGAGATCGCCAAGAAATTTCTCACCCCAGAAAAGTTTGCTGTAGCGATCGAGAAGATTGTGAAGGATGATAACATCAACTACATTGATGCTATTGTTCTCTACTGTGAAGTCAACGGTGTCGAGATTGATACTATCCCTAAGTTGGTGTCGAAACCACTGAAGGAAAAACTCAAACGAGATGCTATGGAGTTGAACTTCATGAAGAAGACTACAAGAGCAAAGTTACCACTCTAAATATTTCAAAACCTGTTAGAGAAAATGTCTGAGTTTTTTGAGTCTGATATAGTAAGAGGGGAGTTGGAAGAGATTGAAAGACTTCAATCTGAAATCCATGGAGATCTGTTTGCCTTTCCAGCATTGCCACACGATGAGCAAAAAGAGCATCTCGTCAACCTTGTTGCACTCGTGGAAAAGCAAAGAGTTCTCTACACAAGAATTTGTCTTAGCGAAGATGAAGATGCTAAGGCAATGAAAGAGAAAATTGAACAATCTGCTTTAATGATGGGATTCTCTGATCAAGTTTCTGTCATGCAAATGTTTGATGGCATGATTCGATCAATCCAAAACATCCTTGACAGTCCACCATATAGTAATGAGCCAGTATGAATTTCCAGTCCCTGGTATTCTCGTAAAAGAGAACGCTGCGAC